CACGTTTTGAGGAAAGGCAGGCGAAACTTAGAGGCAGCCAACAAGACGCTGCTCAGTTTCAAATTGAAGAGGCTCTAGGCAAGGTCTCTCAAGTTATCACCAAATATCTCTCTGAAGAAAAGACCAGGTTCCAAAGTGGTCTAGGCAAGAAAAGCCTATGGTATGAAGAACTGAAGGACCAAGACCCAGACGTTCTGGCTTACATAGGTCTTAACTGTTGCTATGATGGCGTCATAAACGCCTCTACTTACTCGGCCACTTTAGCCAGCATAGGTTCACGCTTAGAAAACGAAAGATTTGCAAAAGACCTGCAAGGTTACGACAAGGAACTATACAAGCGCCTGGTCAAAAAGGTCACTAAGGATCACTCCTCAGAACGCTATCGCTTCAAGGCTGTCAGAATTATTGCAGGCAAAGAGGGCTTTAACCAACCTAAGTGGGCTAAGGGTGCCAAGATCAGTATGGCCTCGCCTATTCTGAATGCAGTCCTTGAGGGCTGTGACCTCTTTGAGATTGTGGAAGAGACTACAACGCAGCTCGTAGGCAAGAAACTAAAGCACAACACAAACCGGCACGTCACTTTGACTTGGAATGCTAAGGAGTGCATCCGCCAAGGCGAGTTTAATGCCAGCTGGGCCTCGCCTGTGTTTATGCCGCTAGTGGTTCCTCCTAAGCCCTGGGTGTCATTCGACACAGGTGTTTACCAAGATGAAGTACTGGCAGCACTTACGCCTCTTGTACGCAAGGCCACAGGAGAGCAAAGAAAGGCTATCGCCAGGGACTTTCAGAAAGGTGAACCTAGCTATGTCAAAGCACTGAACGCGCTTCAGGCTACACCATTAAAGATCAACCCTTTGGCTTTAGACGTAATCAAGTGGGTGCGGGACACTGGCCAACGCTTTGATGGTTTCCCAGACCTGGTTCCACCTGAGAAAACACCTTACCCAGAGAACCCAGACGACTTCAGTGAAGAGTATCTCAAGCAAGTTATTGACGACCGCAAGAAGTGGATCCAGGACGACCGTGAGGCCACCACTAACCTGGTTGTGCTTAAAGAGGATGTGTCAGTCATGGAACACCTCTCTGGCTCTGACAGGTTCTGGCTTGGTTGGTCTTTTGACTTCCGAGGGCGCATGTACCCATGCAGTCACTTCAACTACCACCGTGATGATCACATTAAGAGTTCCTTCCTGTTTGCTAATGGCAAGAAGCTCGATGAGACATCTAAAGGCTGGCTAATGATCCAGCTGGCTAATGTTGGTGATTTTGACAAAGTCAGCAAACGGTCTCTAGAGGACCGGATCCAGTGGGTTCTAGATAACGAGAAGATGGTCCTAGCTTGTGCTAAAGATTACAAGTCTACCTTTGACACCTGGAGACAGGCAGACAAGCCCTTCCAGTTCCTCATGGCAGCCTCTGCGTATGCAGACATGCTTGAGCAGGGCGCTGATTACGTCTGTCACCTTCCGATATCTCTAGACGGCACCAACAGTGGCACACAGCACTATGCACTGGCGACCAGGAACAAGCATGACGCAGCAATGGTCAACCTACTGCCGTCTGATGAGTGCCAGGATGTCTATCAAATGGTAGCTGACGCTGTCGTCAATAAACTGCAAACTGAGGACGACCCAATGGCCGAGGCTTGGCTTGATTTCGGTGTGACCAGGAAGACTGTGAAGCGCAACACGATGTGTTTTGGATACAACAGTCTCCAACGGGGCATGGGTGATCAGATTATCGAAGACCTCATGCAACCACTCCAGAAAGAGGTCAACTATAACTCGATTTCTAACCACCCGTTTGGCGATCGAAAGTCCCAAGCAAATCACGCTCGGTACTTGGCCAAGATTAACTACGAAGTCATTAGTAACACCCTAGAGAGCGTGAGCAGCGGTATGGTGTTCTTGCAGTCCTATGCAGATGCTTTGGCCCGAGAAGGCAAGTCCACACGCTGGACAGGCCCTAGTGGCTTCCCAGCTGTAGCCAGGTACACAAAAAGCACCACTAAGAGGTCTCGGATCTTTCTGTACGATCGAGCAGCAAAGGTTCGTAAGCAGACAAGGGTCAACTACCAAGAGGACACCTTCACCTTCGACACCCGTAAATCCAGGTCGTCGGTGGCTGCTAACTTTGTCCATTCACTTGATTCAGGGCACATGCAGTTGTCTATCCTTTACGGGCTCGAGAGCGGCATCAAAGATTACTTCCTGATCCACGACAGCTTCGGCACCCTGGGCGCAGACACCTGGGTATTCTACCACTCTATCCGGGCGTCTTTGGCTGACATGTATGAGCACACATGTGTCTTCAGTCAGTTTGAGAAAGAGTGCCGCAACCGCTTGTCTGATCCAAACAAAGATCTGGCCCAGGTTCCAACTAAAGGTGACCTAGACCCAGCAAGCGTGCTGAACAGCGAGTACTGTTTCAGCTAAATCCCAACTCCCGTACAACTTATTGTACGTTGGGTTTTTGACAATATCAAAGCCATAAAAACAAGGGGTCCTGACTAAGGGGCCCCTCTAGATACATGTGAGTATCAACTGTTGGAAACAAAACCCCAAGGAGAGACTATGACTAAAGTAAAATATGTGACCCCTGCTGCGATTGCTGGATACCCATGGCTGCAACCAGGACGCCCCGACACTGCTTTTGACGCCAGTGGGAAGTACAAAACTACCTTACGGTTAAGCCCGTCTGAAGCTGGTCCTATGCTTGATATAATCAACAAGCTAAAGACTGAAGAGTTTACTTCTAAAGACAATGTCCGTCTTCCATATGACAAGGATGAAGAGACCGGCGACATAATCTTGAAGTGCCAGTCTAAGTTCCAGCCCAAGTACTTTGATGCGAAGGGCAACCCAATCCCAGAGGCCAGTGTACCAAATATGTACTCAGGTAGTACTTTGCGGATCAGCGGTTTGGCTGAGAATTATACCAACGGTGCCAACAAAGGCATCTCGCTCCGCCTGGGAGCCGTACAGGTTATTAATCCTGTTTCTGGGTCTGGTGATGGCTCTGCCGGTGACTTCGACGCTGTAGACGGGTTCAGTGTGTCTGATGCTGTCAGCGCAGCGGTGGACGACGACAACTTTGACTTTTAGGCAAAGGGCGTCTGGATACACCAGGGGTTACAGGTCGGGGCTTGAGGAGAAGATAGCTGACCAGCTCAAAAACGCGGGGATCGCCGTAGAGTATGAGAAAGACAAGCTACTCTATAAGATACCGGCCAGGATCCACAAATACACTCCAGACTGGAAGCTCCCCAAACCGGGGGGCTTTTTTTATGTTGAGACCAAAGGGCTTTGGTCAGTCCAAGATCGCGCCAAAGTCCTATTTTGTATCAACCAGATAGAAGGATTAGACCTTCGCATGGTGTTCAGTAACCAAAACGCCAAGCTCTATAAAGGCAGTCCGACGAGCTACGCTGCCTACTGTGAAAAGCACGGGATCAGGTACGCCAACAAATGGATACCTGAAGACTGGCTAGAAGAGGCCAGACAAGGAGAGCAGGGGGCGGCTTAGGTCGCCCCTTTTTGATTTAACCGGGAGAGACATATGTCATTTGAACATGAAACAGAGAGTGCGTTTTTAAGGCACGTCCCTTGCGACGAATGTGGCTCAAAAGACAACGCCGCACTGTATGACGATGATCACACCTTTTGCTTCGGCTGTGGGCATTGGGAGAGCGGCTCAGAGGGTCATACAGGGCCTGTAAGGGCATCACATAACCAAGCACTGCTCCAGGGTGAATACAAGGCTCTTAGGGGCCGTAGGTTGACTGAAGAAAGCTGTCGCAAGTTTGGCTACATGGTGGGTCAACACAACGGCCAGCCAGTCCAAATTGCCACCTACCGAGACAAGACAGGTAAGCCCTGCGCGCAAAAGATCAGAACTAAAGATAAGAACTTTAGTATTGTCGGCGATGCAAAGGCGATGACCCTTTATGGATCTCATTTGTTTTCCAAGGGACGCAAATTGGTTGTGTGCGAAGGCGAGCTCGATTGCATTTCAATATCGCAAATCCAAGGGCATAAATGGGCGACAACCAGTCTAATCAATGGCTGTCAGTCCGCCAAGAAAACGCTCCTGGCCAATTATGATTACTTGATGGGCTTTAAAGAGATCATCTTGTTCTTTGACAACGATGCTCCGGGCCGTGCAGCTGCGATAGAGTGTGCAGAGGCTCTGCCGATCGGTTTGGCTAAGATAGCAACCCTCAGCGAGTACAAGGACGCTAACGAGGCCTTGGTTGCCGGTGATACCAAGGCTGTGGTCGAGGCAATCTTTCACGCCAAAGAGCACCGTCCAGACGGTATCATCAGTGCAGAAGACCTCCGCGATGTCATTGGTGTCGGGGATGCGGTTTCGCCCATCACATATCCCTGGAAGGGTCTCAACGAGATGTCCCGAGGTGTAAGGCCTGCCTCGATGACCACGATTATTGCAGGATCTGGAGTAGGCAAGAGCACCTTCGTTAGGGAGATCTTGTACCACATACAACAGGCTGGATTTAAATGCGGCGGCATGTTCCTCGAGGAAACCACCAAGCGCACCATGCAAGGCCTGGTCGGTCTCCATATGAACAAGAACATCACGGTTGATGAGGATGCTGCGACCAAAGAAGAGATTGAAGCTGCCTTTGATGACCTGATCCAGGACACTGATATCTGTCTTTATGACCACTGGGGCAGCAACGACCTGGATACGATTGTTTCTAGGATCAGGTACATGAACAAGGCGCTGGGCTGCCAGGTCATATTCTTAGATCACGTTTCATTGTTGGTCTCAGGAATGACGGGAAAGGTCACAGATGAGCGCCGCCTTGTCGATGATCTCTGCACCAGGCTTAGAACTGAAGTCCAAGCCCTAGGCATTAGTCTACTCATGGTCTCGCACTTAAAGAGGCCCTCTGGTGATCTGAGCCATGAGCAGGGTGCCCGGCTAGGTCTCAATCAGATCAGATCTAGTCACTCGATCGCCCAACTATCTGACCAGGTGATTGGCATCGAGGTGGACCGTGAGGACCCCGACAGTGGCCTTCGCAATATCGTCATGATGAAGAACCGTCACACTGGATCCACGGGCTGGTGCGACACCCTCCAATACAATGCAAAAACAGGACGCCTGGCTGACGCTGGTGCGTCTTTTGGTTTTTAAAAGAGGAGAGCAAACGATGTATTTAGACAAGCAATTTGGAGTTTATTACGCCCAGGTACGCATTCCGAATGATCCTGGTCTGCGTGAGCTACTGGGTAAAACGGCTTTCCGTAAAACACTCCAGACCAAAAACAAACGTGTGGCTTGTGAGTTAGCAAAGCCGTTTGTTTTGGAGTGGAAAGCGGCAATTTCAGAAGCTCGAGAACTACTTAAAAAGGAGAGCAATATGCTATTTAAAGCAAAGACTAACGGCAAGAAGTTCATCCATATAGATGCACCTATTACATTAAATGAATACCAGGAAAGTATGTCCGACACGGCTATCTACAAGTGGCCAGTGATATATCCGGCGCTGGGCCTGGCCAACGAAGCCGGCGAGTGCCTAGGCAAGATCAAAAAGATGATCCGGGACGACGATGTCCGCTTTGATGGCACATCAGAGATCACCCCTGAACAGCGCAGCGATATAGCCGCTGAGATAGGTGATGTGCTTTGGTACATTGCAGCCTTGAGCAAAGACCTTGGTCTGACCCTGGAATATGTAGGACAGATGAATTTAGACAAACTGGCTGACCGCAAGATCCGTAGTAAGCTCAAGGGCTCTGGCGACAACCGTTGAGCCGCTGGGGCTTTGACCTGGAGAGCAACGGCCTACTTGATAAAATCACCAAAATACATTGTATCGTGCTTAGGCACATGGACACCGGCGAGGTAAAAACCTTTGGCCCGGATCAAATCTCTGATGCTTTGTATCTACTGATGAACGCCGAGGAAGTGTGTGGTCACAATATCATCGACTACGACATTCCCGCTCTACAGAAGATTTACCCCGATTTCGAGATCGCCGGTAAAGTCACCGACACCCTAGTACTGTCACGTCTAATCAGGACCACCCTGGCAGAAGACGATGCAATACTGAATGTCAAAAACCCTGAACACTTCCCCCGCCGCCTCATAGGATCCCACAGCCTCAAAGCCTGGGGCCTGCGCCTGTCTGACATCCTTGGTGATGACCACAAGAAAGGCGACTACGATGGCGGTTGGGAGAACTACAGTCAGGAAATGTTGGACTACTGCTGCCTCGATACTAGTGTGACAGCAGAGCTTTATAAGCACCTTATGACCTTTGGGTTCTCTGAGGAAAGTATCGACCTCGAGCACTCCATGGCGCAGATATGCCAGACCATCGGCAACAACGGGTGGACCTTCAACAAGACTAAAGCAATCACGTTGTACTCAGATCTGTGTCAAATCAGGGATGATCTACAGAAAGATCTCGATGAGCTGTTTCCGCCCTGGGAAATCACAGAAGAGTTTATCCCAGCAAGGGACAACAAAACCCTGGGCTACGTCAAAGGTGAGGTCTTTATCAAGCGCAAGCAGGTAGAGTTTAATCCTGGGAGCAGGCGGCATATCGAGAAGTGCCTACGCGACAAGTACAAGTGGAAGCCCACCAAGTTCACGAGCACAGGTCACGCTCAGATCGATGAAACAATACTGGGCGCTTTGCCTTACCCGGAAGCGCAACAGTTGGCTAAGTTCTTCTTAGTTCAGAAGCGCATCGGGCAGTTGGCAGAAGGTCCAGCAGCCTGGTTAAAGAAGCTCGATGACGATGGTCGCATAAGACACACCATTGTGGTCGGGGGTACTATTTCCGGGCGCTGCGCGCACCGATCCCCAAATCTGGCCCAAGTTCCGAAAGCTGGCTTACTCTATGGTGCGGAGTGCCGTGAGCTGTTTGGGCCGCCACCAGGTTGGACCCAGGTGGGCATCGATTTGTCCGGGCTCGAATTGCGAATGCTTGCCAATTTCCTGGATGACGGAGGCGTCTATGCCAACCAGATTCTGGAAGGTGACATTCACCAGTTTAACGCTAACGCCATCAAGGGTACGCGCGATCAGGCGAAACGCTTTATTTATTCAGTCCTTTTTGGGGCTGGTGATCAGCTCGTAGGCAAGATTGTGGGTGGCAATGCCAAAGATGGTAAGCGCCTCAAGGACAGCTTCAATGAGGCTGTGCCAGCCTTTGCAAAGCTACAGTCAAATCTAAAGAGGGCTGCAAAGCGCGGCTACCTGGTCGGACTGTGTGGGCGCAAATTGTACATTAGAGAAGAACGGAAGCTCCTCTCTCAGCTGCTCCAGGCATCTGGTGCGGTGGTTTGTAAAAAGTGGGTTCAACTCACACACACTGAAATCAACAAGCAGTTTGGGCCCGAGCAGGCGTTCCTCATGGCGTGGGTACACGATGAGGTGCAAATTGCATGTAAAAACAAGGATATCGCAGATGAGTGTCGCGAAATCGCAATTCGAATGGCGAGAGATACAGGCCGTCATTTCAACACAAAGATCCGTATCGATGCCGAAGGAAACTTGGGCCAATCTTGGCTTGACTGCCATTGAGGTGTCACCTCAGATCGAGGACCTGATGGCTTTATACATCACCCTCGACAGAGCCTGGCGCAGACCTTTCAGTATCAAAAGCACTTTTGCCAGGACCGGCGCTTTCCATGTCGGTGTTGCGGCCTCTGAAGGCCTAATCACCACCAATGTCGATGAGGATGTCTGGGGTGCCAAATGGAAAATAACAGAAATCGGTAGAGAGACAAAGGAAGCATTAGATGAGCTACTTCAAGACATATTTGCAGACGCCCGTGGAAGGAACCACACTACTCATTGATGGAGATTTGTACTTGTACAGGGCCTGTGCTGCCGCTGAAGAGGAAGTGGACTGGGGTGACGATATTTGGTCCCTATCCACAGATCTGAAAGAAGCTAAAAAGATCTTCCAGAAATCTATCGATGACTTCTGCGCCTACCTGGACACGTCCAATTTCATCATCTGTCTGTCAGATAAAGACAACTTCCGAAAAGACATTGATGAGAACTACAAGGGCGGCCGCAAGAAGGTCAGGAAGCCTGTCGGCTACTCTACGATGGTTCAGTGGGTCCAGAATACCTATCGTTGGTATCGAGAGCCCATGCTCGAGGCAGATGATGTCATGGGCATCTTAGGGACTGCCCCAGGGCACAACACGATCGTAGTGAGCGACGACAAGGACATGAAAACCTTGCCATGCAAACTGTACCGCCCTGTGTCGGGTGAACTGCTGAATATCAACCAGCGCGAAGCTGACTTCAGTTTCCTTACCCAGGCACTGATGGGCGATGTGACCGACGGATACAGCGGTGCCCCTGGGGTGGGCGCTGTGTCAGCCAAAAAGATCCTGGAAAAGAGCATGACCTGGAACGCGGTTGTCGCTGCCTACGCCAAGAAGAACCTCAATGAAAACTATGCGCTGACACAAGCGCGACTGGCCCGGATCCTCCGCTATTCCGATTGGGATGTGGACGCCGGGCAGATAAAACTGTGGGAGCCAAAAAGATGAGCATGAGCATAGCATTCAAATGCAAACTAAACGACGAGCAGGAGTTCATGTTGGGGCAGGCCATGCTTCACCATGAGAGCCGAATAGACCGCTCGTACCTGTCTCTGGCAGACAAAAGAACTGGCGACTGGGCCACAGTCAAGAAGCCTCTCAAGAAGTCTGCCAGGCGCGCAATGCTGAGGTGGTTCTACGACTACACATATGACCGTGAGTTCACCCTAGCAGCCTTGCTTGAGAACAACGGACGCAACTGTGTGTACCACATGGCCCGTAAGCTAGTCGATGTGGGTGCAATCACTGAAGTATCAGAGCACAACGGCGGCGCTGCTGGCTCTAAGATATATATCGTGTCCGACCGTGAGATCATAGGAAGGATGCTGGCAGATGGAAACTGAGGACGTTGTCGTAAAGCCCGCCCATTATACCCAGTACGCGATTGAGCCCATCACATTTATCATGACCAACAAATTGGCGTTCCACGTTGGAAATATCGTCAAGTATGCGGTCAGAGCTGGCTCCAAGGCATACCCAAACCAAACCCCCGAACAATCCGAAATCACTGATCTGCGCAAAGCAATGCGCTACTGCGAAATGCGGATCAATCAAATAGAAAGACAGGACGAACTATGAACATCCCAAACCCATTTGCAAATACAGTGACATTGCCTACTCCATACCAATCTTTCATTCATCAAAGCCGCTACTCCAAATTCATGGATACGCCAGGTCGCCGGGAAACCTGGACTGAGACTGTCGATAGATATATCGGGAATGTGGTTGCACCGGCTCTGCTAGGAAATCTCCCATACTTCGAGGCCAGGGACACCCAAAACGAGATCCGGGAAGCTATCTTGAATCTGGAGGTCATGCCCTCGATGCGCTGCATGATGGCGGCTGGTCCAGGCCTCGATCGGTCACACATTGCGGGTTTCAATTGCTCCTACACGGCCGTCGATGACAAACGTGTCTTTGATGAGGTTCTTTACATTCTTATGAATGGCACAGGTGTGGGCTTTAGTGTGGAACGTAAGTACACTGAGCAGCTGCCTACTCTGTCTGATAAGATGACCCCGATCGACATGACCATTGTCGTTGAGGATAGCAAAGAGGGGTGGGCGGACGCCTATCGCCAGCTGATCGAGGAGCTGTACCAGGGCAACGTGCCTAAGTGGGACGTGAGCAAGGTAAGGGCTGCCGGTGAACGATTGATGACCTTTGGTGGACGTGCGTCTGGCCCTGGTCCCTTGGTGGACCTGTTCCGGCATACGATCGACATCTTTACCTTGGCTGAGAACAGCAAGCTGACGCCCCTCGAGGTACACTCGATCATGTGTATGATTGGCTCAGTGGTCGTCGTAGGTGGCGTGAGGCGTTCGGCTATGATCTCGCTAAGCGACCTGGATGATCCAGAACTACGCCTAGCTAAGTCTGGAGAGTGGTGGGACGAGAACCCACACTTCGCCCTGGCCAACAACAGTGTGGCATATGATGCGACACCCGATCGTGATCTCTTTGACGCTGAGTGGGCCTCTCTCGAGGCCTCTGGGTCTGGTGAGCGTGGTATCTTTAACCGTGCTGCTGTCATCAACAAGGTGATCAATGATGGCAAGCGTGAGGTCGCTGACTTTGGTACCAACCCATGCTCAGAGATCACACTTTTGTCTGGTCAGATGTGCAACCTAACCTCTGTGGTCGCTCGTGCTGATGACACATTCTCAAGCATGATGCGCAAGGTCCGCATCGCAACCATCCTGGGCACCATCCAGGCTACCTTGACCAAGTTCCCATACCTCAGACCAAAGTGGCGTGAGAACACCGAGAAAGAGGCTTTGCTGGGTGTCT